TCACCATTCTTGAACTCAGGGCCATCATTGCCACCCATTCGAGCCAAGAAACTTGCCCTGCGAGGGTTGTCCCCCGACTTGACTGGTGCCTTTAAGTTGCCACCAGTTTCTGCATTATAAGATGCTCTCCCCTTGGCATTCAACCCCCCTTTGGGATTTTGACCAGCTTTTGTTTGCCATGCAGGAGATTTCATCTATTACCTCATCTAAATCTTGCCGTTTTCTTTGCAATTGCCTTTGGTTGAGCAACAAACTGTTTACCAGCAGCAGTGCCTTTCCTCTTGGCTTTGGTAGTCGCCGCATACTCCGCAGCACTCAAAGACTTGATTGCCGCTATTGGCAGATACCTCTCACCCGTCTGAGATGATGGTTTGCCTGACTTTGTTTGCCATTTCTGTGCAGACCAGTTTTTTAAAGACTGTTGAGGGTCTTTCACTTCTTGGCCTTCTTGGGAGGAGTATGCGTCAAGACCTTACTTGATGGTGTGTGCTTGGCACCCGTCATCAAAGTTTTGCCTACTTTGTGCAGTTCACCCTTGTAGACCTTGCCATCAGGCAAATAGTGAGTTGCTGACTTGCTCATGTTTTATATCCCCCACCCTTTGATTTGTACTCTTTGGCTAAAAGTTGTGCTTTCCTTGCAGACCACTCACCAGGGTCACCGCCAGAAGTGCCAGCCTTAATCTTCTCAAACAATGCTTTTCGCATGGTGGGTTTTGTATACACCCCTGCTTGATTGACCTTGGATTTGGTCTTCATGTCAGTACAACACTTTAGCCGTGATGGTTCCAGAGGTGTATGCGGTGCAGTTAGCCCTCAAATACTTGGGAGCATTGGCTATGGTTACGATGCCATCAGCAGTCAATGCTGTACCAATCGTTGCATAGGTTGTTCCATCCAAGCTACCTTGGAATGCAACAGTAGCTGTGGTGATGCCCACCACTTGCAGAAATGCGGGTTGACCAGCATCAGCTTGCACAGCTTGAGATGCACCAGTTGCAACAACTGCGCTCAAAAGCGTCTTTGCGCCTGATAGTGAACTCATTTGCCTTTCCCCGACTTCTTCATCATCATGTTGGTAGCAGTGCGACCACCACGCATAGGCAAGCCTTTTGGTTTTCCAACTGCAATCATCACAGTTACAGGCACAGCCTTATCCTTGCCCTTGCTCTTAGTCTCTTTGGTCTTACCACCCATTTTCATTCCATACATAATGTTCTCCTTTATTTCCAAATACGATCAGCAACAAAGGTAATTACACCGCCCATGAATGAAGCGATAGTCATACCCATCCAAAACCCACCTTTGCCTTTGTTGGCAAGTTCCAACAAGGCTTTTACATCAGCACCTAGCTGAGTAACTTGATCCTGAAGCGACTCAACTTGAGCCTCCAGTCTTCCAAAATCTCTAGCGTCTATATCAGACATTTGCAACTTTCCTTGGGCGACCCATGCGCCGTACAACTGGCGGCATAAAAGGAGTATCTTTTCTCACTTCATCAGGAATATCAGGCACTTCTTGTTCATCAATACGAACATAACCCTGATGACCCTTCATTGAGTCAATGTCATGTTGCAAGGTAAAACTCACTGTGTTACCAGACTGAAGACAACGAAAAGTAGCCATTGAAACCCCTAAATAAGAAAGGGGGGACTAGCCCCCCGATCTTTAGACCGTTCTGACAACCACACAGCGAACTGTGGTAGATGCCAAATCCAATGTACCGCCTGACTCGTTTTGGAAACGAATAGACACCACATCTGCCGCTGACACATAAGGAGTAACGGAGATGCCAGAGACATCCACGCCCATACTAATGTTCATCACAATATCGCCCAACTTAACGCCTGGGACTGCTATCGTGTTTGTCTCTCCTGCGCCATCTGCTAGAGATGATGCGTTCAAGGTTGCCACTACAGAAAAGGTATCTGAAAACAATCCACGGAATGTGTCAGTTCCTCTGCGGGAAACAACTGCTGTTGCTGCTGCCATTTTGATTTCTCCTAATTAGGTTAAAAAAGTCCCCCCCCACTAGGGGGGGCGCAACTGCAATTAGGCGGGAACCAAAAGTGCAAACATAGATGCAGATTTGGCTGCACCAGTGCTTGCGGCGGCACGCAGAATCTGAACGCCATACAAGGTATCAGAGGTAAACAGAGTAGCCAAATACTCTTGTTTATACTGGACTTGTGAGCGAACAGCAACTTGCTCAACCAAAACCACTGCGTCCTTGTGACCCATGATACAAACCCTTGCAGCAGCAGAACCTGATGCAGTGTCGCAATTGCTTGAGACAAACACAGGGATGCCGTACAGGTTACCGATCTCACCAGTGCGAATGGTGTTGTTAGTACCGCCCACAAAGGCTTGTTCAGTGTAACGAGCCAGACCCATCAGGGTGTTGCGACTTGATGGAGGAATCAAGAAGAAACGCTGATCCATAGGGGTATCGGTGTCATCTAAACGCTGAATAGTGCGGCGAATGGCGGCATCGGTCAATGCTGACTCATTATTGCTTGCGGCAACATAAGCAGAAGTACCATCGCCACCAATAAACGCACCAGTTGCGTAAGCATTAGTACCAGCACCGCCGTTGGTTGAACGACCCAACTGAACCAAGTCGGTATCAACTTGTTTAGCCAGGGAGTAACCAGCATCAGAGGTGTAGAAGTTACGCAAGCTGTTCAGGGCTTGAGCCTCGACAATATCTTCAATCAAACGAGAATACTCGTAATGCTTGTTGATAGACACGTTGACTTCAGACTCAGTAGCGGCAATCAAAGTGACTGCTGTTTCTGCGGCCTTGGCAGATGCTGAACCACGGGTAGGCGCGGGGATATGAATCGTATCGCCCTTCTTCCCTTTAAAGTTCATCTTCATAACAAGGTTAGCAAGAACCAAGTTTTTCTTGTAAGCAGCAATGATCTCATCACTCCAAATGTCAGGAATGAATTTGTCTGCTGTGGTTACAGTAACTGAGTTACTGGGGGAAAATGAGGTTGCCATGTTGTTTCTCCTTAGAAACGAAAGTTAAGTTACTTAACCCGTCCATCTGCGTATGCTTGCATGATTTCACCACTCAAAGCATCGTATCTGTCAGGTTCTGTCATCTTCAGCCGAATAAGGTCAGCCCTGCGATAAACCCTCTTTGAACTCTCACCAGTTCCACCAACATCCACTTGTGCGGCCTTCATGCTCTGCTTCCTGGCGGTTTCACCCGCTTGTTCAGTCTGCTTAGACTTGACACCACGCAACTGCTTGTAGGTAGACAGCAACTCATTGGCACTATCGTAATCGAACTCACCATCAGCTTTTGCATACAGACCAAGGCGAATAGGCGAGGATTTCACCCAATTCACAAAGTCTTGGTCTTGAGCAATCTGATTGTAGTCAGGATGCTCTTGCGTTAGCTTCTGCTGAATCTGCATCCTTTTGAAATCCACACCCGCTTGACGGGCTGCGAGAACATCAGGATGATTATCAATAGTCTTCTGAACTGCCTTCTGTGGATTCTCAAAGAAATCTACTTCAGGCTCTTCCTCTTTAATAGTCTGTTGCTTAGAACTAAGGTTCTGCTTTATAAGTTCGTCTGCCAACTTCCTTACTTCTCCGACCTCTTGCGCTTGCTTGCCAATCAACTTCTCAGCTTCTTGGTGCATACGAACAATGTCTTCTAGACTTTTATCCCTGTATTTATCAGGGAGTCCAGGGCTTGTTGGCGCAATGGTGTCAGATAGCTTGGATTCTTCAGCTTCTAACTCACTCTTCATCTCAGGTTCTTGGTCAATTAACATATTATCCCTTTTTCCTGCCGTTTCGGTTGTAGGAGAATCAACTCGACATTTCTGTTTATGAGTTGTGCTTTTGCTCAAACTTCAACTGATCTAGGTGTTTTTTCTCGAACCTTCCATGCTCTGATGGGAAAGAACCAGACCACCCTTCCAACTTGAAGTTTGGAGCAGAAAGAATGCGGTTGGCTGTTTCACCACATTCACACCTAAAACTGATCGACTCATAATCGGTCAGTCTTTCGGTTTTATGCCCGTTTGCACAGGCAAAATCAAACATTCTTTTCATTGAGTTCCTCGTATGCTCTCTCGCTTGCCTCTTTCAAGGTTTTCAGCCAAGTAAGTATAGAAAGTTCACCTTTTTTGAATTGTAGGCTTTGTTCATCAGAAATCACAGATATATTATTCAAGGATGCAATCATGGTGTCAATATCCTC